GGGCACTCGGAAGAGGGATAATCTCACCAGAATTAGTGCAAGAGAGACTTTCAGAGACTGAGGGAGATGTAAAACGGTTCTGGGACGCTCTTCGAGAAGGGATGAGAGACCTGTTCTGTCAATCATCGTCCGGGGCCTTCTTCAACGGGATCGGACCAAAAAAACTCAGCTCCCGGAACAGAGATCTTCTAGCTGATGTATTGTATTGGATGATAATTCTCGAGGATTCGGTGCGGGCATCTGAGACTGGACCGGGATCTTGGATCCGGAATGATTGGGCTTACTGCAATAAACGGTTCACTATCATCAGAACTAAGACGTCATGGGTTGCTTTAACTCATCATGTGGTATTGATGTTGAAAGACCTGTGCTTCTCAAAATGGATTGTCGATCTCCTTGCTCAAACCACCTCAGATAAGACATCTCTGAGCAGCTTGTTACTCTTGTATGAGCAGTGGGCGGCCTCCGTCCTCGAGAAGTATGACAATCATGCTTATGACCTCCTCAAAGGGATTGAGGCTCTTTCCAAGACACGGATAATCGAGATGACAGAAGATGTATTAGATGGGGGCCTGATTTTTGACAAGATGTGGGCTAAGTATCGTGACAAGGAACGCGGTCTAACTAAGTCGGACACTCCGACGATAGATCACCTAGTCTCTATCCTTCGGAGTATGCGGTCTCCAAACCAGGTATCAGAGTTCTTCGGGTTTTGTAAACTTGCAGGACACCCCTATACAGACCCGGTCGGGGGTTGCATCTCGTCCAAGACATTGGGGCAAGCTACTCTGCCTATATCACCGTCCACAGCTCGGCAGCTAGAATGGAGCTTCTGTCATCTATATGTTAAAGGATACGTTAAGGAGAAAGGTGTGTGGCCACCCCTCGAGTTCAACATCCCTGGGATGATGAGATGCAGACTGAAAGAGTTACATGATAGAAACCACCCATCTCTCCCTATGGGGCTACATCTCTATCCTCCTTCTGACTGGGAATATGCTACTTTCGCCCCTCACATCAAGTTCGACAAAGGAGAAGATATCCTGTCCCTGATAGACGACAAGGCTATCTCGTATCGACGGGATGAATTCGATGCCGCCTGGCATGATTCACTGCCCTACAATCCCCCGAAACCTTCTACCTCTAACAGGGCTCTGACCGAGCTCCTAAGTCGTCCGGCCTTCGATCTATCCGAGGTGATAGACAAGGTGTCAAGAAGAGAGGTCCCGGAGGCATGGAAGATCGTGACCATCTCACCTAAAGAGAGAGAGATGAAGCGGGAGCCACGCATGTTCGCTATGATGGTTCTGGAGCTGAGGTATTTCTTTTCTAACACAGAGCACAACATCGCTGACGGAGTGTTTCGATATATACCTGAGCAGACAATGACCTTGAGCCGGAAAGAGTTGATAGAGAAGTTCCTCTCGGTATCAAAGTACTCGAAAGGCGGGTGGCGGAGGGCCTATGTTGAGATAGATTTCTCACGCTGGAACCTCATGTGGAGAGATGAGGTGATCGCGCCTATCGGCCTGCGCCTGAATCAGATCTATGGGGTAATAGGGATATTCGATTACGTACATGAGTTCTTCAGCCAAGCACTGATTAACCTGCGCTTGTACGGG